TACGTTATCAATTGAGTCTGCTGCGTTGTAAGCGATGATGTCAGCAAGAGCTGAGTCAACATCGTTGAATGAAGTTAGGTTTAACTTCTTTGTTGTTGTAACTGCTGAACCGTATTCGTTCAGTGTTACTGTAACCTGGTTTGGGTTACCTAGAGCAATGCTTGATACATCTGATGTTTCTGTCAATGTAGAAGTAGCTTGTGCTAAATCTGAATAGATTGAGAATACAACTGATGATCCTGGCATTGCCTGTTGAACTGGCTTGACGTCAGCAAGTGAACGCATAACCGGAATGGAGCGAAGCGCCATTCTTACATACTGGTCGTATGCAGTGGTTACGAGGTTGCTGATCGTCGAGCTAGTAGTGGGTGTTCCTGTTGGAATTGCCATTAGGTCTAGCCTTTCTTAGTTTAGGATCGGATTATAATCCAGACAAACGAATAACTTCATCCAATTCTTCACGGCTATTTGCATTAAGAAGTTTTTGCATAATATCTGTGTTATGTTCTGGTGAAGCACCAGAGTCAGCAGTATTAGTCATTCTCTTATATGCAGCCGCTTGAGCTGGATCTACGTTAGGTGTTGCCTGGGTTTGACCAGATTCAATGCCGAATACATCGCCATTATCGTCTAGCCATTTGGACAAAGATTCTTCAGTTGGGTCAATGTCCTGCGGAATAAATGAAGCAATCTTGCTATTTACCCCGCGAGATGCGAGGAGATCCTTAATTGCTCGTTCGCGTTGGCCTTTGCTAAGGTTTTCAAACTGGGAACGTAGTTCCTGTAGTTCTTTATCCTTTTGCTTTGCAGCCTTGCGTAGTTGCTTTACAAGGTCATTCGACGAATCGGTTGTGATGTCGTCGTCTTCATCCTCATACTCGTAATTGGACATATGTCCTTCTCCCTATCAGTTAGTTGATTTCGCCAGCCTCATATTCCAATGGGGATTGGGTATGGCTCTGACTCCTGGTATTATTGTCGCTCCACTAGGCCAGTAGTTCTAGTGGCAGGATTAGTTTAGTAAGCGCCAGCTCTATCGCGTGCTAGCGTTCCTTGGGTTATACCGGTCTGACCGCCAAAGGCAGCCTTCTCAAGTCCGGTAACTTTTTGGCGTTGTTTTCGTGCTTCTGTAGCACCACCAAGTTTAAATATTTCTTCTTCTGCAGTTGTTTGAGTATATGGTGACTCACCGTATATAGATGCTAACTGTGAACCACGTTGTAGTCCACTACCGATTGCAGAATAACCTTCAGTAGCTTGTGCTTTATCTATACCATAACGGCCTAGTTCTTCTGCACGTGCAAGATTAGCAGAAAGCCCTGACTGTAATGCAGCACCACCAATCTCTGCGGCAGTTACCTTACGTTTAATATTAGATAGACCTTGTTGTGGATCAAGAGTGTAAGCCAAGATATCGCCATTAGTAATATCAGGATAGAATTGTTTTAACGCTTTTGACACTTCAGGGTTAGCATTAATGACACGGTTCTGTGCAGTCATAATACGGTCTTCTAGTTCCGTAGCAGATACATCTGCTGCTAGAAACTTCTCAAAACCTTCTTGTGTTCCCATTGTATCTTTGGTGTAGTAAGAAGCAGGAAGTCCATAGTTACGCATAACATTTTGGTATTGGTCTTCTAGTGCTACATACTCTGCTGGTGATAGAGCACCCAGTCCAGCATCAATACGTTTTTGGTTAGCAGCAAAACGCTTCTTATAGGCGTCTGTATTTTGCAGTGCCAGCGAGAATTCTGCAGATGAAGCACCTGATGTAATAAGACCCTTTAAAGGTTCTACTAGTGCCTGAAGTCCATAACGAGTAAATTCTGCAAGAAGAATGTCATAGGCAGACTGACCAGAGCGGCGTCTTTTTTCTGCTTCTGCAAGTTGTTCAGCAGTTAAACCACCAACAACTCCAGTTGCTCCACTGGTAGGACCTGTAGTTCTGCCAGTAGAACCAGTAAGACCGCTTGTAGGGCCAGTAGGACCTGTTACGCCAAAGATTCTTTTTTCTGTTTCAGTAAATTCAGGTGTTTGTGACGCAGTTGGAACTGCATCAGCCAATGGGTTTTTATTTTTTACTGCTCTTTGAAAAGCGTCAATATATTCAGCCATCATTACCCCATAAATCCGAAGTCTTTTAAGACTCTTTGAACGGAACTAGAAACATCTTCTCTAGCATTATTAGTATATTGCCAGCGTGGATCTTGTTTTAATGTCTTTTGGAAATCGTATATAGACATTTCCTTATCAGGGCCAATAGCCTTACGAAGCATAGGGTCATTTACATTTATGCTGTTTGGGTTAATCTCCAATATAGATGCCATAGTTTCCTTGTATGGAGAATAGATAGTATCTAAATCAATACCTTGGTCAACAAGGGACTTAACATTCTCTGGCAGACCTAGCTTTGCTGCATTACGAATAGTCTGCTTGAATGTTTCAATAGGTTCACCAGCAGCAACACGAGTTGCCCATTGGTTAGCATCTGCAAACTGATTAATGTTAAGGCCATTTGCCATAGCAGTCTTGGCTAGAACTTCTTTGTAGCCAAGTTCTTTAGACTTCTTGACCTCTTCTTTGGCAATTTGAGCCTTTTTATATTCAGGAGTTTTCTGAATAATGTTAGTTAGGAACTGAACCTCATCTAAACCACCAGTTGTTTTAGCAGTTCTGACTCCATCAATTATTTCATAGGTAGTTACAGACCTACTAGTCTTGCTAGATTGGGCTTTCTTTAATCTATCTGAGTAAAGTTTTACTTCTTCAACGGTAGCCTCACGACCCAATAGATCATTAACAACATCATTGATGGTTGATTTGGCCTTAGTAGGGTCATAAACAACCTGAGTAGCATAAGGATTATACTGCTTAGAACCAGTGCCAGCTATTCCAGCTCTGTCTTCTGCCTTATTTTTTAGAAATTCTCTAACCGTTAGGTTTTGTCCAAGCCTCATTGAATCTGCTTGTGTTAAAGCCTGGGCTTCGTTATAAGCATCTGCTAGTGATATAGCGCCTGACTTTTTGCCAGTAGTAGGAACTTTATATCCTGCTGCTTTTAATAGTAACGCCAGTTCTTTGCGTTCTGGGTCTGACATTTCAGAAATAATTTTGGCGCTATCGCCAACTTTAGGCTTGCTGCTTGGAGATGAAACACCAAAGACTGTATCGTAAAGACCTGGAGCAGTAGATGCAGTTGATTGAGTAGGCACTGTGCCTTCTTTCCATACATTTACAGTCAATTTAGTCCCCTATCAATCTTGAAAACAATACGTTGTAAGCATCTTTTGCATTTGGATTAGTTTCAGCAATAGCCTCAAGTTCTTGTTTAACATTTTGTTTTAACAAGTCTCTATAATTTTCCATCGCTGCGCTGCTACCAGGAACCAAGTCTTTGCTGTATACATAGTCGTTGTAGACCTGTGTCATCTTGGACAGTGCTTGGCGAATTGTTGGTTCAGTCTTGACAGTATTATCAGCAAGCATTTTTTGTAGATCATCAAATGCTCTTTGGCGCTTGATTGCTTTATCTGACTGAGAACCAAATTCTTCTTGAAGTAATGGACGGGCAGAGGTAAACTGTTTCTTCCAAGTTTCCCATTGTGTCTTTAAACCACGCTTTAATGAATCAGAATAGGTGTTAGCCAACTCATCTTCATATGCTTCTTTTTGAGAATAGTAGAACTGAACGTCTCTAGCAGTCTGAACATCTCTTAGATAGGTTTCAAGGGTCTTAGATCTTTTGATTCCTTGTGTAAAGAGAATCTTATAAGCGTCAAAGCTAAACTCACCAGTCTTAGGCATTAAGAATGGAGCACCCTGTGGGTATTGTTTTAATAAACTTTGGTTCTTATCAATCCATTCCACTGTCTGATCTACAGCACGAACTACCGATACAGCATCGCTTTCAGATTCTGAAACGGTATATGGCATTTGATCTGGATATAAACGTATCCATTCAGTAGATGCTTTATCTATATCTCCGTTATAACGGTTAATAAGATTGTTATAGACTTGCTTGAAGTTTACTCGCTCATTGTCTCTAGCCCATTGAGCCATATCAGACTTTAATGTTAATTGTGGAGATGCTGGAGCAAAGAATCCAAATATAAAGCGCAGTGCTAAAACTGCGGTTGTAGATGTTCCCAGTTTATCTTTATAGGCTTGAAGTTCACCTTCAGATGGTGCTTCCCATACTTGGGTTTCTGGATTCCAAGTAGGTTTAATTCCGTGTCCACCAGCCTCAAGTGCTGTAGCAGCCTTACGTGCTGCTGAAGCATACTGAGAATTACGCTCATCTCTATCCATAATAGATAGGAATTTATTTACGTGTGCCGGGAATATAGCTTTTACCATTGCTTGATCTTCAGCATAAATACCGAGGAAGTTCTTTTCAAACTTATCTAGTTGTGGAACTAAAGCAAATAAAAACTTCATTGGGACTGCTGCAACTGGTCCTGAGAATGTAGGAAACAAGGAGTCAGGGTTCATTGACGGTGTAATCATATTTAACTTAGCACCGAATTCTACCGGCATTGGGACTTGGAAGCCTTCTGGCATACCAAAAGCATCTGCAACGCCTTGCATAGTTTGGTAAACAGGGTTTAATCCTGGATAGAAGAAGTATGAATCACCGTTATCGTCTTGTTGAACAAAGCCTGAGTGTGTTATTCCTTCGTATGTAAGAGCTGCACGACGGATTGACTCTGGGTTGTATTTAACTGTGCGATAAATACGACGATAGAAGTCTTCAGTGGCACGGTAGAAACGAGCAAAGTTGCGAGAAGACATAGCCAACTGACTGCGCATTGCAGGATTGTCTACGTATGCCAGGACTCTACCTACTGATAGTTCTTCGGCTAGGTTAATGACTTCAGTCTTAGCATTTGTCATAGCTTTCGCTAAGTTATCGCCAGACAATCCTTTGGTGCGAGCAGCAATAAAGCGCTCCTCAAAACCTGAGTCCTGCATTTCCTTGCGGATTCGGATCATTTCATTAACAACAATTGGTTCACGAGAAAATCTGGCGTTAGCCTCTCCCATAGCATCCCAAGTTCGCTCAGATAAATTTACTGCAAAGTTATTGCTTTCAAATACTGGAATTAATGTAGGGCCAGAGATAAATTCAGGACTTAATTTAGAACTGGTTGGCAAATCTTCAATAGATAGATTCTTTGTAGAAACTACTGGATTGCCAAACTCATCAAAGGTGCGAACCTTATTTAATAAATCTAGGTTTACTTCACCATTGCGCTTTGAATAAAGATTACGGACAGCATCGTAAGCCTTACGAGCGTGGATATCTATGTTTCCACCAACCTCGTAAAGTTGGAAACGCCCTAATTCTTTTTCAGATAGGCTTCCTAGGTAATTTTTCATTGCTTTAATAGCAACTTCAGGCTCTTTGTCTAAGTTAGCAACGGCTATTTTAGCAAGATCATCATTACTGGTAACACCAAGTTGAACCAGCCAGGAGATTCTTGAAGCCTGACTTGCCACTGGGTTAAATTGGGTAAAGCCTTTTTCACCAATTGCTTGTTTATAGGCAACACCATTGATTTCAACAGCGCCCATTTTACCAAATCGAGCTACATCATTAGTAGCGTTTACATATTGATCTGCGCCACGAAGTGCGTTCTTTCCACCTTCAGCAACGTCAGCTAAGGTTCGGTCAAGATTTCCATATTGTGCTATTTCTGCAAGAAGTTGAGCACCACGTTTGTCGAGTTTATAAGCAAGTTTGTCTTCTAAGACTGCCTCTGCCATAACTCTACGAACATCTTCAACTGTCTTGGCGCTATCAATCTTAGCTTTATATTTAGCAAGTTCTTTTCTGCGGATAAGTTTATTAATAGCACCTAGTTCGCCTGCTTCAGTATCTAGGGTAATAGTTTTCTTAATTTTACCAAGAACGCTTACATCTCCTGAAATACCTTTACCAACACGAATACGGGTATTTAACATACGTCCGCTAGCAACTCCCCAAGGAGAAGTGCCAATGGCAAGGTGCATCATTAAATCTTCTGTTGCATTACGAATTGCAAAACGTGGTCCAGCAAGAGTTAAAATGCTCCACCAAGAAGTTAATTGTTCTGCCCATTTTTGATGGGACAAACCTACAATTTTTCCAATAAGACCGGAGCGAGCAGATAATCTATCTAAGTCAATTACAGATGGAACTGCAATTGCTGTTGAAAGTTGATATGGGAACAACGCTAGTTGTTGATCTCCAAATTGGGCCGGATTACCTTTATTGACTCCGTCAATAACAATATCTGCTGCGTATTTCTTTTCCAAACCTTTACCAGCAAATTCATCCATATAGGACTTTCCTGCTTTAGATTTAGATACACCGCGAATCTCAGCAACTGTATTCCAAAGACCAGTAAAAATTTGCTTGCGTTGACCTTCAGTTCCAGCTTCAAAAGCCTCAGCAATAATCTTGCTGTGGTAGCGACTGTTTGCCAAACGAGCGATACGATAAACTTGAGTTGTTGCATCAGGAGATGCTACGTCAAAATAACCATCTTTAAAATATGGGATAGTTGTAAACTTACGCGCAAAACTGTCTATGCGACCTTGTATTTGGTTTACAGAAAAACGAACAACCCCACTAGGTCCCTTAAGTTTTCCAATGCCTTTTTCTAAAGCACCAATTTCTTCAGTTCTAGTTGTAAGACCAGTAATAATATCTTCATATTGTGGCTCGTTGCCATAAAGGGCTGTAACAATTTTTTGACCAACTTTGTCAATATTAAAACGTTTATCCGCTTCGGTAAATAACTTAACGCGTGCTTGACGGGTTAAATCTAAACGAGGTATTAAAGGAGTGCTGCGAGCAGGTTGACCTTTTAAGATTGCTGTAACGTCTGCGTGATTTGCTAAGTAGTTTTTAGCAGTGTCAGAATTTTTAACACCAGCCTTAATGAATTCGTCAACCGCTACAGGGCCAAATTCAGGAGCAATACGTTTAAGCATAGTTGATGCTTCAGTTGCTGCCTTGATATCTTTAGCCTTGCGAGCACCAGAAAGTTTTTCTAATTCAGTTCCGTAAGTATCGAAGAATTTAACAACACCTGGATTTCTAAATGCTTTATCTACATTCTGTGGACTACCAACTATTTTAAATAAAGCATAGTTTGCTACGTCATAGGCTTTCTTAGCTTTACCAAGAGCAAGGGTTGGGTCGGTATATATTCTATAAGCAGCATCAGCAGTTCCAGATATACCTTTGTATAAAAAGCCAGATCCTTCTAAAGATTCAGGAAGAAGTGCGTTTGCTAACTGACGACCTGGTGAATACTTAGCGGCTTTAACAGAATCAATTGCATCTTGAAATAATGGATCTCTATTTTGAGCTGCTTCGGCTGCAATCTTTTGTTCAGCAGGAGTTCCAGTTGCTTGAATTTCGTCAAGAGTCATACCAGAATCTGCTTTAATTGCGACAGAGATACGATCTTCTGTGTATTTTTTCTTAGCCTTTTCCATACGAGATGGGTTGAATACCAGTTCGCCAGTTTCGCCTGCAACTTTCCAAGCTTCGCTTGCTGTTGTAATACCACGTGGCTTATCACCAGAAATAACGCCAGGGATATTAGTTTCTTCTAGGGCAATTATGCCAGTTCTATAAGCGCGATCTGTAAGTTGAGCAACTTTACTTAATCCTTTAAGCGCCCAATAAGCACCGCTATATCTAGCAGCGTTCTCAAAGAAACCTCTTTTGGGCTTATCAGGTTCGTTTCCAAATGTATCTACTAAAGCCTTTTTTTGGTCTTCAGGTAAAGTTGCATACTTTTGTTCTGCTTGCTTTTGAGGCAGGTCAAGAAGATTCTTATGGGTATCCAATAAAGATGAAAGTGTTTCCACTTGTTTCTTTTGTGTAGGATTTAAATTTGCTTTCTCAGCAGCTACGTTTAAATTTTGGTAGCGCACTAATTACCTCTTGCTAAAGCGTCCTGGTAAAGAATTGTGATTTCTCCAGTAACATCATAAGGAAGCATAAGGGCTAAAGTGTCTGAAAGTTTCTCAGCAGGCTTAGCCATCATAAGTGCTTCTGAGCCAGCGCCAGCACCCATATCAATACCATTAGTTACTGGTTCGTTAGGACGTTCGGATGGAGCATATAAAGAAGTTACAGGTTCTTGAGGGACATCAACAGTAGAAACTGGACGTCCACCTACATTGTCTGCAATACCACGTGTTTTTGATTTAGGAGCACCTGTATTAATAGCGGCTGTTTCTTTACCTTCGCCATAAGCGGTGGATCCCATTTGTAAATTATCAGTGCGTGTTGAGAATTTGCCAGGACCTGCTGGACCTGCGAGTGGGTTCAT